TCTTAAAGTCTTAGGTGACATCTTAACTCCCGTAGGATTCATATCTGTACCACTAGTATTATTCGCTGGAGCATCTTCGTCCATCTTGTTGATGATCTCGTCAATCATTTCTTTATAATGTTTTGGCATATTCGTTCTCCGATATTAATTTATTATCAACTTCGTAAATATCAACTCCGAAACAATTTGTAATTGGTTCTTCATCAATAGATAATACTTCACCTTGTTCATTTAATAAATCATCATATTGTTTTGTATCTTTTAAGTAACTGATAACAGCACTTTCAATTAAACTCTTATGTTCTTCGTAATTCTTATCTTCTCTTAATAGAGTAGCAAGAGCGACAGCAAACGTTCCTAGTTTACCACCTAGTCCAACTCTTTTAAGTATTCGTTTTAGATTGAATATAAACCTATGAAGAATAGTATAAGATTTTTTCTCAGCTCTAGTTTTTAGTGATTTATTTTTTCTCAGTACGTTTCCATCTTTATCAATTATACCTTGTTTAAACGCCTCTTGTTTTTCAAAAGGAGTTACAAGTAATTTGATAACTCTATATGTTATAACTAAATCTACTGCTCTATTCGCCATTATATTTCTCTTAAAAGTTTCTGTATGTTACTATCTACTTTAACTGTATCTAGTTCATGTGGATAAAGGTATCCAAGATAATCTAATATTGTTTTTAAAGATGACCAATAATCTTTATCTACTTTGTATAGTAATAAAGTTACAGCGGCTTCTGCTCCAAAAACATTTTGTAATACTATCATATGATTGACTGCCAACCTTACTTTAATATCACCTGTTATCTTGTATTTACGAAAGAGTCTTTTAAGATATTTAAATCTTTTAAGATCATCATAAAATTCTTGCTCACTATTCAATATTGGTTTATCATAATTATGTTGAGCGAACAATAACCAATTGTCTTTCGTAATCTCTTTGAACATTAACTACACTAATTTAGCGTAGACTTTTGATGTTCCTTTTTTAAGAGTTTCATAAGATATTTCTAACTTTAATCCACCCTCTTTTTTATGAGATATACCGTCATCATTTATATCAGAACCATCAGTGTCTTTACCAAATCTTCCACCAAACTGTTTCACTTCAGCTGTTACTTTACCGTTGTCGCCTTCTAATGCTACATCAGCTACTGTTAAACCTATTCTTTCAAGTTTTTCTTTTAACTTGTCAACTGCGAATTGGGGTTTTATATATTCACAATCTGCTACTGAACCAACAAAAGCATTCACTCTTTTTAGTACCTCAGCATCGTGTATATTATGTACACCAATGTTAGAATCTTCAACACCGTTAGCTGTAGAAGTTCCTACAGAAGCAGCAGTCTTATCTGATCCACTGTATCTTTCTTTAATGTGTGTTTTAAACGTTTTCATTTTTTTCTTCCTGTTTTTCTTTTTCCGAAGATGTTTCAGTTTCCTTTTCAGGTGTTGCTGCTATATCTTCTTCAAAATCTTTAATGTCTTTTTCTTTATTAAAAGTTTTAAATGTTTTCATACTAACTCGTTGCTAAGTTCAACGCCTTCTCTTTTTCAACTGGCATTTCTTTTTTAATATCAGTTGGTCTTAATAGTGTTAATAACTTATCTACTTGTTGAATAGCTCCATAGACAGCGTTTAGATTACTTTTCATGTTACCTAAATCTTTTTCTACTTGTACTATTCTTTCTTTAGTAGTATTAAAATCATTTTCTAATACTTTTCTTTCATCTAATAATGTCTTTTCATCAATCGCCATAAAATATCCAATCTATTATGCTAGAGCGTAACCATTACCTGCGATTACATTCCAATTACTATTCTTAAATAAACAAGTTACTGTTTCGCCTGGTGCGTTCAAAGTAATATTAGAGTACCCTCTTAAATTAGAAGGTGTAATTACTACACTACTTGTACCACTTGTTGAAACATTGATAATTGTTTTTACTTGTCCATCTGCTCCATCAGCCATACCACATGCGTGTGTTGCTGAAGTTGCGTTAATTTCTGTTACTGCCGCAAGTATATCAACAGCCGTAGTTGTACTACCATCTGCTATGATTGTTTGTGACGCTTGTTTCAAACCTAAGAACGAAGGTATGTTATTGAAAACATCTGCTGCTGTAATTTTTTTATTGATTGGTGTGTTTGATGGGTCATCAACAACATGAAATAAATCTACTGCTGCTAAGTTGTCACCCAAATCGGACAATGCCGTTACTTTTTTGTCTGCCATTTTGTTTCTCCTGTTAACCCTTTCGGGAATGCTACTCTAGGTATCTGCCTAGATCAAGTTAATCATACTATTATATATAAGGGCGCTTATGCGCCCCTATAAATTATTTAATTATTATGTTACTACTGTAACTGAACCAGCTGCTGAACCAATACTGCCCGCACTTGTGATAGTAGATACTGTTGAAGTACCTAAATCTTTAATAGCACCACCGTTTAGTGCCACTGCGTTTGTACCGATTACCATTATATCACCAACTGCTGTAGCTGCGTTAGCCGCAGGAATTGCTAATGTAAATGTTAGTTCATTGGTATTGTTTCCACTTGCAAAAGATAGTGTGTGTGGACCTCTACCTGTACCCGAACCTTGGTTACCATTTGTAACTGCAAGTTGTGGTGTACCTGTAACTGTAACTGCTTCGTTGAATCTTGCTAGTACAGACATTGTGAAACCAGCAGATTTATCGTAAGTTGTGTTTACAAATTCAAATTCTGTGATATTCGCAGTACCCATATTAACATTCAATCCACCGATTGCTACTAATACTTCTGGTGTTGCGCTTGTGTTTCCGTTTCCGGATAATACTGAACCTGCTTCTCTAACCCAACCAGATGGAGTTGCGTAAACTTCCTTCTTTTCGGCGTCAGTCAAGTTTTTAGGTTTAATATCGTTTCCCCATAAAGCCATGCTTCTCTCCTTTTAAATCTAGTCGCTTTAAATCTACGACTTTTGATTTGTTATTAATGATACTATTTATAAGATTAGAAGCCTAGTTTTTTAAGCTGAGATATGGTTTGAGAGGCTGATTTGAAAGTGATACCTATACCACCTCTAGCCGTGAATTGTGATGTATTTTTGTCGTAATCATCAATAAGAATACAAGGTTGTCCTTGTTTTGTAGAAAAGTTTTGTTTCTCTCGTCTTCTTACTAGATTTACTCTACCACCTGACATACCCAAGTTCTTTCTACACCACGCTGACTTGCCTGGTATACAATTAGGATCAAAGGTTTTTTCCATGTAAGCTGATAATATATGTGGGTTGTACTTCTTAACAAAGTTGTACATTACTTTACCTTGACCCAGCCAAGGCATATTGGCCCAGAAATTAGGATAGTCTAATACTGTATCCCATTTTCTACTAGTAGGTATCTTTAGCCATAAGGCTTTAGACTTACCAGTCGCCTTTTCTATTTGTCTACCGAAGTCACACAGAACGCCATCCATGTCTAGGTATATTCTAGGTAATTCTTTTTTCATTTATACTATAATATACCATACTTCTAGCCGTTTGTCAACTAAAAAATTGGTCTACGTTCTTGGTTTGTTCTAGTTTTTGTAATCTACTGAAGGCTCAGTTTCAACTTTTGTTAGTTTTGAACCCGAATCAGCATGAAGTTTTTTCTTTGTATCTTTCTTCTCATCACCATTATCTACATCATTAGCTTCATCTTTAGTTTCATCTTTATGCTTAGCGCCTTTCATAATAGTGCCATCAGGCATTTTATGAGTTGCTGCTTCCCAAGTTCTAATTACTGATTCAGAAGCTTTAACTAATGATTCAGATTTTGCTTCTTTATCTTTGATAGCCTTTTGTAGTCCAGCAGGTAGTTTCTTTTGTGCTGCTGATAGTTCTTCTTTTTTAGGCTTAGGCTTAGGTTTTGGTTTCTCATCATCTTTATCGTAAGCGTCTTCTTCGTTTTTCGCTTTGTATTTTGTGTCAATCTTATTAAAGAAATCTTTTTTTTCTTTTGGTGACATACCGCCGATACCTTTACCAGCTTTGTCTAGTTCTTTTTTGAACATATCTTGGTAAGCATTATCATTTAACTTTGATGCTTCATTCGCTGCTAATTCTTCTATGCTACCTGGTTTGTGTTTTAAATAACTCATTGTTTTTATCCTTTTACTTGTTTCGCTAAATCTTTGTCAGCGCCACCCCAGGTACCTGAGGATTTTGTTATGAAAGAGTTTACTCTAGCGTAAGCCCACTGTTGTTGACTAGCGCCAGGTCTATGGCCAGTTTTCCAAGCAGCCATACCTCTATCGAAAACTTTTTTTAATATTGAATATGACATACCAGACTTGTCAGCCTTCTTTTTTAAACCTGCCATTGACTCAACATATACTCTTTTTTCTTCTTTGTTTAAAATCTTTTTAGCAATTTTATGTCCTTTAGTAATAGTCTTCTTATCTAAAGGTGGCTCATCATTCATAGATTTTTTAGCCTGTGCCATACCGATAGCGTAAGCGTCATCTTTAGCCATCTCTTTCATAGTATACATTCTTTTTGCTTGTGCTAATTTAGTTTCTAAATCTTTTAATTCTTTCTTATCTTTAATCATAATAGTACCACTCATACCACCAGATTTAGAAATCATTAAACCTTTTTTAGAAGGATCAACAGCATTCTTATAAGCTTTGATTGAAATAGATTCTTCAATATCATTATTTTTAGATTTATAGTTGTCAGTTTTTTTAGTTTGAAGCTCTTTAGCATCTAAATCATTTTTTAACATCTTCTTTGCTAAATCTTTATTCTTACCTTTTAAAGCAGCTTTCTTTTGAGCATCATAATACTTAATCATATCTTTTGCT